ATGTCACGCAGAAAGAAGATAAGCGAAAAGGAGGTATGCGACGGTTTAAGACGTCTTGCATTCGGCGAAATAACGGATGCGGTCAGCCTGCTTTTCGAGCCTGAGGAAAAAATACTCCAAAAGCTTAACACGCTTGATTTGTTTAACGTAAGCGAAATCAAGCGCCCAAAGGGAGGCGGAATGGAGATTAAATTTTTTGACAGGCTTAAGGCTATTGACAAAATCAGAGAAATGGTGAATGAGCAAACGGACAAGTCGCCGACCTCATTTTATGAGGCACTGGAAAAAAGTACGCAGGCGACTAAAAGGCATTATACGGAGGAATTTGATGAATAGATTTATCCCGTTTTCAAAAAAGCAACTTGCCGTTTTGAATTGGTGGTGCAATGGCAGTGACGTTAAAAATAAAAACGGAATAATCTGCGACGGCGCCGTAAGGTCAGGCAAAACGCTTTGTATGGGTATATCGTTTATTTGTTGGTCCTTTTATGCTTTTTGCGATACTTCGTTTGCCATTTGCGGGAAAACAATTTCTTCACTTAGGAGAAATGTTATTACTCCGCTTTTGCCGACGCTTAAAGAGCTTGGTTTCAGCGTTGATTACAGGATTAGCAGGAATATGGTTACGATTTCAAGAGGCAATGTGACTAACCGTTACTATCTTTTCGGCGGCAGAGATGAATCAAGTGCATCACTTATTCAGGGTATGACTTTGGGTGGCGTTATGCTCGACGAGGTTGCGCTTATGCCGAGAAGTTTTGTTGAACAGGCGGTTGCAAGGTGCTCTCTTGAAAATTCAAAATACTTTTTCAACTGCAATCCGGAGCATCCTTATCATTGGTTTTATATGGAATGGATAAAAAAAGCCAAAGAAAAAAATGTTTTGTATATCCATTTCACTATGGACGACAATCCCTCTTTGTCCGAAAGCGTTAAAAAAAGATATAAAAGTCTTTATTCGGGCGCTTTTTATGAGCGATTTATTGAGGGAAAATGGGTCACGGCTCAAGGTCTTGTTTATCCTATGTTTTCACCTGAAAGGCACATAAAAAGGTGCGACGGCGGTTTTTCACGATATTATCTTTCGTGCGACTACGGAACGGTAAATCCTTTTTCTTTAGGCCTTTGGGGTGAGTGCGACGGCAAGTGGTATCGGCTTGATGAGTATTATTATTCAGGCAGAGACAACGGTATTCAGCTGACAGATGAGGAATATTACCGTGAGCTTGAAAGACTTGCGAACGGCAAGGATATAACAGCTTTGATTATTGACCCGTCAGCTGCATCTTTTATTCAAACTGTTTTAAGGCACAAAAAATTTCGTGTTATCAAAGCGAATAATGATGTTCTATCGGGTATTAACCGAGTGTGCCAGGCACTCAAGGATGGGGAGATATTTATATATCCCTGCTGTGCCGACGCAATAAGAGAATTTTCAATCTATCGCTGGGATGACAGTATAAAAAAGGATGCGGTTAAAAAAGAAAATGACCACGCAATGGATGATATACGATATTTTGTCGCTACTGTTTTGGGCAGAGAGGGACAAGGAAATTCGTTTGCGTCTTTTGCAATAGAAAGGAATTAGCTTTGAAAATTTTAGATTTAAGAAAAAAGAAAAGTCAAAATTCAAATGCTGCATGTGCGGTTCAAACGTCAATCGCTACAAATCATCCTTATTTTAATCTTACAAGTTATATGCCGATTAACGGCGAATCAAGAGTATATGCCGAGCTTAGAAATGCGGTTCCTATTTTAGACGCCGCAATTAATAAAATTGTGCGACTTTGCGAGGGCTTTAGGTTTGATACAGGCAATGAAAAAATAAACGATATGATGAACTCATATTTTGAGTCGATAAATGTCGGCGGAAACCAAAGGGGGATAACATCTTTCGTTTCAAATTATCTTAATCAGCTTTTAACCTTCGGCACGGCAATAGGCGAAATAGTTATGTGCTCAGACGGGATATATGCGCTTTATAACAGCGAGCTTTCGTCAATTGAGCTTAAAAGGGCAAAAAACGGAATTGATGTCGATTTTTATAATAACGGCTCCAAAATCAATCAGCCGAATTTGATTTTATATTCTGTTTTAAATCCTAAGCCTTCCGATTTGTGCGGCACAAGTTTGCTTTCCGGTTTGCCGTTTGTAAGCAATATTTTGCTCGAAATTTATAATACAATCGGCGAAAATTGGAAGCATGCGGGAAATCTTCGATATTCTGTTATTTGCAAGCCGGATAAGGACAGCGCTTATTCAAACGCAAACGAAACGGCGCAAACCGTTGCAAATGCGTGGAAAGATGCCATGAATTCAAATACCGTTAAGGATTTTGTGGCAGTCGGAGATGTGAGCGTTAAGGTAATCGGTGCAGACAATGCTGTGCTTGACAGCGAAATTCCTGTAAGACAGCTTCTTGAACAGATTGTTGCAAAAACAGGACTTCCGCCGTTTATGCTTGGCCTTAGTTGGTCGTCAACAGAGAGAATGAGCACGCAGCAGGCAGATATATTGACAAGCGAGCTTGAATCGTACAGACGTATTCTTGAACCTGTGATTAAGCAAATCGGCAATATGTATCTTGCAATGAATGCCTTGCCTTATGAGGCAAATATCGAATGGAAGAAAATTACACTTCAGGATGAATGTGACGAGGCTAAGGCGCAGCTTTATACGCAACAGGCAGAAAAAATAAGAAGGGAGATTGAAAATTGAGCTTTGGTTATGTAGAAAAAGGTTTTAGTCCGAGCACTGAGGACTTGAAAAAAATCAATAAGTATACAAGGCGTGAGTTTGACGCAGACAGTCTTTATGTTTTTACTGTTATTCTTTGCGATAACGACATAGACAGGGATTTTGAAAAATTTTCATTATCGGCGCTTAATGAACTTAAAACGCTTTTTGTCGGCAAAACGGGTATCAGCGATCATTCAATGAAATCGAGCGACCAAAAGGCACGTGTTTTTGAAACATGGATTGAAAAAGGCAATACAACAACAGCCGACGGTGAGCCTTATTATATGCTAAAGGCAAAGGCTTATATGCTCAAAAATGAGGAAAACAAAGGATTTATTGACGAACTTGACGCAGGAATTAAAAAGGAAGTTTCAGTTTCCTGCTCATCAAAAAAAGCAACCTGTTCAATTTGCGGCAAGGATAAAAGGCAGTGCAGATGCGAACACGTTTCGGGCAAAGAATATAAGGGCAAAACCGCCTGCACAATTTTGTCAGATATCAGCGATGCGTATGAGTTCAGCTTTGTAGCCGTTCCTGCGCAAAGACAGGCAGGAGTTACAAAAGCATTTGAATTTACAAAGGAGAATAATATGGAGGATATTATTAAGACGCTCAAAAATATGAGCGACGATACTACGGTATCAAAATTTCAGCTTGATTCGCTTTTGAATTATGTTGACTCACTTGAGGATGAGGCAGAGCTTGGCAGAAAGTACAAGAAAAGCCTTGCAAACGAGGTTATAAAGCTTTGCGCAGAGGCTATGCCGGAGATGGATATTAAGGCTTTTTCCTCTGTGGCACAGGTTATGACCGCAAAGGAACTTTTGTCCTTTAAAGAAGCTTTCACAAAGAAAAACCGTGAAAGCACCGCTCATCTTCAAATTAAAAGTAATGACACAAAAACAAATAATACAGTAAATCAATTTAAATTATAATTAACGGAGGAATTAATTTATGTCATACGATAACATTAGAATTGAAAAAAGTTTATACACCACAGGTAAGTCTTTCACTCAGGCACTTGAGGCACTTGACCCGTCAGAAAACTACAAGGGCACATCTCTTGAAGGCCTTGACGCATACGAACGTCAGCTTAAAAGATTTGACATTAAGGTTTCGGGCGAAAACTGCGATACTGTTTCAAAGTTTTTCCAAACTTCCGATTCAGCAGCTCTTTTTCCTGAATTTGTATCCCGTTCTATTAAGCTCGGTATGAGAGATGCGTGCACCGTAGATAAAATCATTGCAACCACATCTTATATTGATTCGCTTGATTACAGGTCTATTTCGCTTAAAGATACAACTGATTTGGTTGACTTTTTAGATGTTGCCGAGGGCAGTGCATTTTCAGATGTAAAGATTACTGTGCAAGACAAGCTTACCAAGCTTAAAAAATACGGCAAGATGATTTCCGCATCATATGAGGCAATCAAGTTCCAAAAGCTTGACCTTTTCTCAATCACACTTCGCAGAATCGGTGAAAATATGGTTTATTATGAGGTATACGATGCACTTTCAACAATTGACAAAACAACCGTAAATAAGATTACATATACCGGTGATACATTTACTTATGATAATCTTATTGATATTTACACAATGATGATGCCTTACAATCTTACAACAATACTTGTTGACCCTAAGTCATTTGAAAGACTTCTTAAATTACCTGAAATGAGAGATGCAAACGCAGGTCTCGATTTTCACGGCACAGGCAGAATGGTTACTCCTTTCGGTGCAGAGGTTTATTGCTTAAAGGATATGGATTCCGATACCCTTATTGCAATTGATAAAAACTATGCGTTTGAAAGAGTAATTGCGTCAGACATTACAACGGATTTTGACAAGCTTATCGACCGCCAGATTGAAAGAGCAACAGTATCTACAATTGTTGGTTTCTCAAACATTTTCCCTGATGCCGTTGCTATGCTTGTTAAGGCATAATAAGGTGATTTATTATGACTGATTTAAGTAAAATTAAAGAGGAGTTTATCACTCTTTCGTCTTTGAGTGAGGAAGATGCGGGAAAATATCAATCGCTTATCGAAATGGAATGTGAATATATAAATTCACTTTTAAAAAGCAGCGATGACGAAAATAATTCCTGCGTAATATTTCTTTGCGCTGCAAAGGCTTATTATCGATATATGCTTACTAATCAGTCAGACGGTATCACTTCGTTTAAGGCAGGAGATGTGTCATATTCGCTTGACACGTCTTCTGCGCTTGAAAATGCAAGGGCAATATACAATTTTGCTCTTGAGCAGTGTGCCTCGCTGATTAAAAACAATCATTTTGCTTTTGAGGCGGTGTAATATGAGAAGCGGATATATTATAAAAAATCATCTTGATAAAATCGGAATCGAGGCGACGCTTTATGACGGAGAATGGAACTCAATGCCGTTTAAATGCACCGTAAATCCCTTGTGGCGAAAAAAGAGCAGTGCATTTGACGATGATGTTACGGAACTTGGAATAAATGAAGCGAGATATCATTTGTATCTTGGTCCGAAAACGCACAATGTTATGGAAATAAGCGATAACGGATATTTGCAAACTTCGTCGGGCAAGTATAAATTTTTGAGAAAAAATGCAGTGAAAATAAACGACGAGGTTATTTATTATACAGGCATTTTAAGAGAAATTAAGGAGGCAGAATACGATGAATATTAATGATTTTATAATCACCTTTGCAAAAGCTCTTAAAGCTGATTATTTTTTTAAAAATATTAAAATCATCAAGCCTTTTGAAAATGTATCTTATGCCGGTGAAATAAAAAATACGTTTGTTTGTGTCGGTCTTGACGAGATGGAAATTACGCCGATAGAGCTTGGCGATGATACAAAATATGCAAATGTCAAAATTAAGGTCGGTATATTCACCGAGAAAAATAATTCTGCTTTTGCAAAGGATGTGTTTTTAAATATTTGCAGGGTAAGCCAAAAATTTAATATTACTTCAATAAAAGCACAGCCTCTTGAATATGTAAAGCAAGCCAAGGGATATAGGCTTAACGGCTATTTTTCATTCGGCACAAATATTGATTTCGGAGGTGAAAGCGGTGAATGAGGAATATGAACAGGCGGAAAATATAAGCGAAATTATCCGTCTTGATAAAAATCGATATGATAAATCCGCAGGTGAATAATGAAAGAATTTAAAATGAGATTTAAGGATTTTGTGTTTGATACAAATCCGTCATATATTCAGGTTATTACCTCTCGTGATGTTACAAACACTTCTGTCTATGACGGAAAAGGAATTACTCAGGATATATCACAAAAACCGATTATCGTTAAAGGAAAGGGCACTTTTTTCTCAGACGATGCAGATGAAAAATGCGCTCGCCTGTCATATCTTTTAAGGCAGGGAGGCGCAGGCGAACTTCATTGCCCGTCGCTTTATCCTATTGAGGCAATTTTTACCGAGTTTAAGTATGATTCAAGTGCAACGCTTGGTAAAATCGAGTATGAATTTGAGTTTACTCAGGTGTGTGATGATAAAAAGGAAATTGCTCCTCTCGATTATATTGTTGCATACGACGGGGATAATGCTTTTGATATTGCGGCAAGGGCAAATATGAGTGTTGACGAAATTATGCAATTAAATGATATAGAAAGTCCGTTTTCAATAAAGAAAGGGGAACGGGTGAAGCTGAGATGAAAATTGTTTTAGTGACAACATTGGGGAAGGAAATAATACCAAGCGGTATTGTTTCAGCCGTTTTAACACAGACGGCAGAGGTTGCTTGCGACAGTCTAAGCATTAAAATTATCGGCGGCAAATCGCTTGATGAAATTGAGAGAGTATATGCTTATAAAAATAACAAACTGATATTTAACGGCTATTGCGATTGCCAGAGGACAACTGCTGATGAAAGAGGATTTGAAACATATATTTATGCTCGTTCAAGTGCCTGCCTTTTGGTTGACAACGATGCTTTCGCTTATACATATAATCGTCCGAGCGCTCAAAGTCTGTTTGACGCTTATGCAAAACCGTTCGGCTTTTCTTATAAGCTTGACGATATTTGCACGTTTAAAAAATATGAAGTTTCAAGCGGCTCCTCGCTTTACGGTGCCATCAATTTGCTTGTTTCAACAATTACCGGCAATTCAATAAGGATTAATGCCGATAACGAAATTTTTATGTTGAAACCGAGCGAAAATATATTAAGCCTTAATGATTTTTCAGTGATTTCAGCCAAAAGCATAATAAATCGAAGCGAACCGATTTCGGCAGTTAATTATAAAAAGGAATTTTCGTATCTTTACGATTGCCACACTTATTCGCAGCTTGCTGAAAAATTAGGATTTTCAAGGCAAAGATATGTAAATCTTGCGGCGCTTCCGAGTTGGCAGAGAAATTATAAAATTTCTAAAATGCTCAAAGATTCGTTCAAGGATTATAAGCGCCTTGAAATAACGCTTAAAGGTTATATTGAAAGCGAGCTTTTACAGCGGTTTGATTACAGCGGTAAACTTGGTGATTTTAATGATTATCTGCTTTTTGAGAAGGTTTATTCCATTGATGAAAACGCTGAGCAAACAAAGCTTATTTTAAGAAAAAATATTGATATCTCGGAGGTAAATTATGTGGATTAGCAAGCAGATTATTAAAGAACAAAAAGTGCCAGCAGTTGAATGCGGCAAGGTTACTATGAGCTCAAAAGGTGCTGTTGAGGCAACTTCAACAGGCGTTGAAAGAAATGTTAATTTTTACTCTCCCTACGGTTACAATTTTTGTGTACCTAAGGGTGAAAGGCTTTTGCTTACTCAAGGCGGAGGAGAGCAGGTTTGCATAGGAGTTGAAAACGACAGTTCAAATGTTGAATACGGAGAAATTAAAATCACATCTCTTTCCGGTGCATATATTCACCTCAAAAATGACGGAAGCATAGTGATAAACGGATTGGTTATATCAAAGGAGGGCAAAATTATTGAGTGATATTAATGAAAAAACAGCCGATATTATTAATTTGTGCCGCTCGGCTGTTTATTGCGAAAAAGGAGAATTCTATCCCGACAAAAATTTCGGCAGCAGAATACACGAGGCAAAAGACAACGAAAGGCTTATGCTGTCGTTTATCAGAATGGCTTTATCAAAGCTTGACGGGGTATATGTTAAAAATGTTACATATATCAAAAACGATAATTTAATTACAGTTGATGTTCTTATTAATAATGAGGAAAGGCAGGTGTACGTTGTAATATGAAGTCTACATATAATGAAATTTTGCAGAATATGAAAGCTGCTTACAATAAAGAACTTGGCAGAGAAATTGCTGAAAATTCTATTGATGAAAAAAAGCTTGAAGCAATTGCAAGCGAACTTTACGGCTTGTCATGCTACGGCGATTTTATTTTAAAGCAAGCGTTTGTTCAAACTGCAACGGGAGGATATCTTGACCGTCACGGTGCGTTGCGTGATTGCAAAAGAAAGCTCGGTACTAAAGCAAAGGGTACGCTTACATTTGGCATTAATGAGGCAATTGCAAGCGATATAGTTATTGAAAAGGGAACTGTTTGCTCAAAACCGAATTATCCGCTTATTCAGTATTCAACAGATGAAACGGTTATTCTTAAAGCGGGCAATACAAGTATATCGGTTTCCTGTACCGCTTTAGGAAACGGAGAAAAATACAACTTAGAGGGCGACAATTTACTGACTCTTGTTAATCCTCCGTCGGGGATTGAATATGCGTTTAATGCGTATCCGATAACAGGCGGAAGCGATGACGAAAGCGACGGCTCGTTTAGAAAAAGAATTATGTCAACATTTAAAATTCCGCTTAATTATTTTAATAAAAGTTCAATTGAACTTGAAATTAAAAACATTGGCAATATTAAAGATTGCTCAATAAAGCAAAGCGACACCCCCGGAAGCGTAAGGGTAATTGTTTCTTGCCCCGGAGAACTCACGAGTGAAGAATTGGAAGGCATCAAAAAAGCATTTCCGCAAATTGAACTGTTTGGCGTTAAAATTCGTTTTGAGTATGCCAAAAAGACACATGTATCGATAAAGGTCAAGGCTAATGTTGACAGTATTTCTGATGAGGCGTCACAAAAGCAAGAAATATATGATAACATTTATGAAATTTTAACACGCAATAAAATAAACTATAATATTTCACTTGATGAGATTAGAAAGGCGGCGCTGAAAATCGACAGCGTTCAAAGCGTTGAAATAAGCGGAACAAATGTTTTGGGCGATTGTATTCTTTGCGACGGCGATGGCTATATTCTTCTCGACAATTTGGAGGTCGAACTTTATGAATGTTAGCAATACACGCATTTACAGGCTTTCGTCGCTTTTGTCTGCGCTTAATTTGAACGTAAGAAGAAACGGATTCAATTATGCCATGATTAAAGCTATTGATGCGGGAATGACGCTTGTGGAAGAATATTTTGATAAAATACTTTCTGAAGTGTTTTTTGATTCGGCTAAGAATTACGGCATTAAAATGATGTGCGATTTACTCGATTTGGATGAGGTTAACTATGAGAATGTTCAAAAAGGCTTATCGCAAGGTTTTGTTAAATATAAATATGATGAATTTAAAGAGGAATGTTTGAAAACTTTTGATAAAAATATGACTTTTAGCGTATCGAATTTTGTTTTTTCTGCCGGCGGCAGTAAAGAGTCTTTTTTATCACAAATTTTAAAAAATATTTCTTATTTTGAAAAATATATTTGTCCCGGAGTTGTTATGCAGGCGAATGAGAGTATTTATGATTTCGATGCGCTTGATGCGCTTAATTATAATGCAGACGATTGGGATAAAATTGCAAAAATATCATTTAATTTTATCGACAGTTTAGGAGGTGCACAATGAGCAGCACAAATAAAACAGAAATAGGGCTTAATCTTTGGCTCGGTGGGGACAAACCTAAAAGAGAAGATTTTTGTAATGATAATTTGATTATCGATAAGCAAATTATAGACCATAAAAACGATATGTCCTGCCACGTGTCTGAGGAGGAAAGAAACAAATGGAATACGAATGTTTATTGCAATATTTATTATGGCAATAATGAAAGTGTTCGTGAAATTGCAACCGCTTGCCCGTTTGATCCGAGCGCAGTTATTATTTTCCCGACAGGCGTTACCCCTCACGTTTGGGATGCGCCAAATAGCAAAGACTATATTTATACGGCTTACGGCTCTACCTTTGGTACTACAAACGGTTTGCGTTTTAGAGATGACAGAAAAACTCTTAAAGTTTATCAAAACCTTAAGGGTATTATGAACGAAGTTGTTTGTCTTAATGAGTCGGGTGTTGCATATTGCTATGTTTGTATAAGATAGGCGCTAACACGTAATGAAAAAGCAATGGAAGAAATTCTTTCATTGCTTTTTGCCTTGTATGTTGAAAAGTAGTTGAATTTCTCTTGACTTTTTTCTTTTTTTCGTATATACTCTTGTTTGTTGCATATCAGTGCTTCAATTTAATATTTCGAGGTGTAGCTCAGCTTGGTAGAGCGCTGCGTTCGGGACGCAGAGGCCGCAAGTTCAAGTCTTGTCACCTCGACCATTGACTGCTCATATCCATTTGGATGTGGGCAGTTTTTGTTTATCCAAAAGCTGCAAAATTTGTGTGTTTCCAATGCTTTTAAGGATGTTCAAATATCAATAAAGGATTTCGAAAGCGCACCAAAACTTACACCAAATAAAAATATTGCACCAAAAATGCACACAAAAAACACTAATTAAAGACTATACACATTCGCTTTGGTTCAGATATTATTTTTAAATAAAAATATTTTTGTGAATTTTATTGTTTATTGTTGCATAATAAATATTGTAATTATTATAAATATATGATAAAATAAAAGGGTGATTATTTGGCTTATTGTCGAAATATAAAATTTGCGGGTGAAAATGATATGAAAATTTTTATTAGTTGGTCTGGTTCTACAAGTAAAAAAATTGCAGAGACATTAAAAAAATGGTTACCTTGTTTTATTCAATCAATAGAGGTCTTCTTTTCACCAGAAGATATAGAAAAAGGCGATAATTGGGAATACAAAATATCTGGAGAATTATCAAATTGTAAATTCGGAATTATTTGTCTTACCCCTGATAATGTTTCTGCTCCTTGGATAAATTTCGAAGCTGGTGCTATAGCAAAATCTTTAGATTCGCGTGTTGCAACATTAATGATTAATATTAATCCTTCAGATATAAAAGGTCCGTTATCAAGATATCAGGCAACAAAAATTGACCATGATGATTTTTACCAACTTGTAAAAAATATAAATGATGCAAGTGAAAATCATATCGCTGAAGATATTTTGAAAAATACTTTTGATAGTTTATGGGAAAAAATGTTAGAAGAAATCAATACGATTATAAGTTCTTCAAAAATCAAAACAACAAAAGTAAAAAAAGAAAATTCAGATAATAATGCCATTGAAGAAATATTACAATTATTAAGAAAACAAAGTTCAATACTATCGTCGCCTGAAAACATACTTCCTTTGGATTATTTTGAATATCTTAATTTAAGAATAAATAAAAATTCAGGAGATTTATATATTTTGTACAATGAATTATATGATTATTTATATAATCTTTGTTGTCGAATTTATGATTCGAAAAATATTTTTCTTGTTAATGAACTAAATGTCTTACATTTAATTGATATTCTTTATTCTCATTGTCCTAGAGAAGATAGGAGAATGAGAATAAGGATTAATGAGTTAAGAAGAAAATTTGTTAGTTTATTATCTAATGAATTCGATGATGATTTCCCAGAAGAAAGCGATAAATAGAACAAATCTTTCATTATCATAATAATAAAATAATAAATGATTTCATAAAAAACAACTCTGTCTTGTATATACAAGACAGGGTCGTTTTTTATTATCAACTTTCTTCTATATCTAAAGCTGAAAATATAAATTCATAATCAAACCAAAGGAAATCGTTTAATTCTGTTTCAGTGCAACCGTCATGGAATATTTCTTCAAGTAAATCCATAAATTCATCTTGTTTATTATTTTTACTAATGATTTCATAGGTGTACTTTGCACCGCTCCAAACTTCAATTTCGTTAAAATTGTTAATTTCTTTTGTGATTTTCATTTGTAAAATCTCCTTAAATAAATTATTACTACTCTTACGAGTGCAAATTTTTAAAACCGAAAATTAAGGTTTGTCAAGCAAGTAAAATTTTTTGATTAACTATTAAAGAAAAATTTTTATGAAGCCGTAATTTCACTTGTGAAATTTGATAGTTCTTAATTTTTGGTATAATAAGGAGTGCCAAGTAAGACAATATAGCAACCTATAAAAATAAACGATTAGAATAATTTCTAATCGTTTATCATTTATCTCGAAATCAAATATTTTTTATATCTTTTGTTTCATATTTGTATGTAACATTACCACAATTTTTACATATATATTTAACTTTATAGGTTTTTCTTGTACCGGGTATATATGTTTCACTTATGCTTATTACTTCTTTTTTAGCATTATAGTTATTCACCTCAGTTTTTATAGAAATACTTTTTTCATCCACAAGTTTTGAACTATCCTTTTGAACGCAAAATTTTTTATTACAATTTTCGCATTTATAAAAATGCCCTAAGCCAAAATAAAAAACTAAACAGCCAATTACTAACGAAATAACTCCATAACCGATAAATGTTAATCCTTGCATTAAATGATATATGGCTTTTTCAACGATACATTCTTTAATGCTCGTTATAAAAATATAGCCTGAAGTTATTGCTACAGCTAAACAAAACACAATAATAATTATACATATAAATTTAATCAATTTTGTTATTATTTCTTTCATTTTTAAACCTCATATTTATTGCTTGATTGATAAATCACCGTCAAAAATATCATATTTGTAATATGTATAAAAACCTGAATCACCGCCTGTATAATCCCTGTTAATGCTTATATGCAATGAACCGTCAGTATACAGTGTGCCGTCTAATTTACAAACATTTCCGTTTTTACCCGTCATTTCAATAAAATATTTATCATCACTATATAGTGATGTTTTGCTTTCCGGTAATGTTATTGTACCACTCATTTCATAAGTCTTATTATCAAATATAAACTCACCTTTAATAATGCCGTCAACTTTGTTCTTTTCAAAGCTCGTTATATTGAAACTAACATTTTTTTCATTTGTATCATTCCAGCTTGAATCGACCAAACATTTTAATGTGCCTATCCAAGTTTTTTCGAAATTATATGTGATGTTGTAAGAATCGTCATAGGTGATGTTTTCAATGTTCCAATTTCCTGTTTCATAATTAAATTTAATATCAAATAGTATTGTACCTGCTCTATTTTCAATAGTTGTATTTTTACTTACATCAAAAGCATAAACAACCTCGCCGTTTTCAACATCTATTTTTGATTGTTTTTGATTGTATGTGAAGCTGTCATAATTATAAAAGTAACATTCTGATTCTAATTTCTCAATACATCGCTTAGTGTATTTTTCTATATTCGGTTGTGCTGTAGGTGTTTTAGTCCAAATTTCTTTATCATAATCATCAGAACTATAAAATTGCCAATCTTTATATTTTGAATATGACATTGCGTATTTTTCATTGTATTTCACATCATCTTTGCAATAAGTGACATCAACAATTGCAGAATATTTATTATCGTATTTTTCATCTGAAATAATAGTGAAATCATCAATTTTAACATTGCCGTCTAATTCTTCTTGTATTAAATCATTCTGTAATTGTTGTTTCTTTGGCGCATTATTTATTGAAGAAAATATTGCAAGCAGAATCACAATCAACACTATTCCTGCTACTATTTCGATTGTAATAATTTGCCTTTTGCTTAACTTTTTAATGGTGTCCTTGATTTTAATATTGTTTTCCATTTTTTTATTCCTTTCAATTGCTATTATTTAATTGCCATTCATAAGACCAATTAAGACCTTTTAATATCCTTTTTAATTCTTTTTCTGATTTTACATCATTATTAAAATCAACTACAGGATATAAACACATTCCACCTATATATAGTTGTGCTCTTACCATAGGTAATATCTCACCTTTATCACTTTGCATATATGAATAAGTATAATCATCTACAGTAAAATATTTTGTTTTATAAGTTCTGTCGGAATTTATATATAATGAATTGAGTTTCTCAATAGTACTACAATCATAATCTACTACAGAAACTGTCGCATAATTTTTATCTTTATAATACAAATCCAAAGCTGTTGATACCAAAGTATTATTTGGGATTTTATAACCTTTTGAATCTTTTGGCTTTTCTTCCAAATATAAGTCATCATCTATTGTTGATAGTGACAACTTTTGACAATAGCCATAATTTAAAACCATTAAAACTCCATTCATATGTGGTTTGACTTTTGGTGCAGTTGTTTCTTCCACCTTTTGTTCACCCAGAGATGTTATAGAATTTACAATATTTAATTTATTGTTTTTTATTGAACAAATATCCCATTTATACTCTTTCATCAATTCAATATCACTTAAAAATTCAACTGTAGTAAAATATTTCTCGTTAATATATATTTTGGCAAATGCCCCGTTCCACCTTGTAAATGGAGAACAAATCAAGCTACAATTTATATCGGATTTGTTTTTATATGTTACTTCATAATATGAAAGGTTAAGACCTTGCACATCATCTTGACCGTCTGTATATTTTTTATCGGAAAAAGTATCGTTTTCTAATAGCCATTTTGTATTTGCGTTCCCTTTTAGTGCTTTTACTGCTTCGGTTTCATAAAATGAAGCCATTTCTGTTTTTGATGATTTATCCCACCATTTCATATCTTTGTACTCATCAGGTACACTTAATGCAGGCCAACCCGGTTCGAATACAAGAATTGAAATCATGCTGTTATTTCCAATAACAGCAGTATTATTTTCCCAATTCTTCTCCCATAATGGTTTAAGTTCCTTAGCAAAAATCTCTTGTTCAAATAACAAATTATCAATTACAGGCTCTGTAACAATTATATTTCCGTTAAGTTTTGGCTTTATTGAAAGATTTATTTTTCCCATAAACTTAATATCATTAAATTTATTGTTGGGATTTATCTTTAGTTCAGCATCTGCACACCCAAAGACTCCGGCTGTTAAATCAAATCCTGATACATCATAAAGTTTTGAGGTTAAACATAAATTTATTCCTATTTCTATATCAGAGCTTACATCTGATTCTGTTGACCATTCCATACCTTTTCCTAAATATTTGTTATTCTTTATTTCGGTAACACCGTTAGAACTATTGTAATTAAACCCTGTTTCACTTTCATGATCTAATGTAATTTCATTTGATAAAGAACCCTGAACATCACCCGAACCATTTAAAGAAACCTCTAAAGAATTTGTTATTACAACGGGTACAGTTCCAACAGTAAATTCTATTGGTGGTAAATCTTCATTTAAAAGATTAATACTGTTGTCAACCCCATTGTTTGAACTCAATTCGGTAAGCAGTTTACCATTTGTAGTATTTTTTAAATACATATTAAAATCTATTTGCTTATCTTCAATGTCAAACTTCAAAATTAAATATGGCTTATATTTTACTGTACCGTTTACCGATATGTTATTGCCAAGTTTTTTATCAAAATCAAACTCTATAAAACTATCATTTGATTTTGAAGAACCGTTCCCTACAGCAAGCGTATTTATACACGAATTAATATTAATCAAATTATTTTTTGTCGGTGTTACAGATTCATCTGAAATTTCAAACGCTCTATCAATATGTGCCTTTTTAAATACATCAGTTAAACAAGCATATGAAGTTTTAACAATATATTTTCCGTTTTCAGTATCAGTGCTGACTACTTTTCGGATAAAGCCGTTAGGCGAAGTAGATAAAATGCCTGCAACAATAACATCACCATTACTGAAATTTTGATTATTATCAAAAACTAATTCGTTTTCTTTTACCTCAGTTGGTATTTTATCAGTATCGTTTTGAGTAATAATTTTTACATTGTCATATAAAACAATATCGTTGGATTTTTTGTGTACCGCCATTACAGTAATCGAAACTACCAATGCAACAATCAATATGATTGAAACGATTATTATAATTATTTTTTTCTTCTTTCCCATTTCATCTCTCCAAAATTCATCAAAAATATTAGTTACTATGATTATAATTATAATCAATAACATCAAAAAAGTCAACTAAAAGTGTACTTATCAATCGAAAATGTACAAAGAGGCTATATACTACTTATAAAGGTGAAAATTTATGATGTATTTTGGAATAAGATTAAAAGAGTTACGAACTCAAAAGCATATAACACAACAAGAATTAGCCGATAAAGTAGACTTGGTAAAAAGTTCCATATCGGCATATGAGAAAAGTTTGAAATATCCATCTGTTGAAGTTCTTATAAAATTGTGCAATTACTTTAATGTTTCATCAGATTATTTGCTCGGATTATCGGATAAAAAAGAAATTAAAAAATATGATTTAACGGAAGAACAAACGGAATTGATAACAAAAATGATTGTTCAGTTTCACCAACTTAATAACAAATGATAATATACAATAAAACACCACTATGTTGATTGAATAACATAGTGGTGTTTTCGTTTTATTTATCAATACAATCTTCAATTTCGTTAAGGTTTAAAATTGCTTCAATATCTATATTTTCCATATCTGATTGAACAATTTCTTTTAAATATTTTCTCGGAATAAGAACATATTCAGCGTTTTCTTTTTCAAAACTCGAATATAAATTTTGCAAATCGGATTTTGCTTTATCAAATTCTATAATGCTTTCATCAACTGATTTGATTTTTTCGTATTCAAGCAAATATTCATAGAATCGTTCATCCATATTTAGTAACAAACAGTTCATTTCTTTACCTTTTGCGACCTTGTAATTTGAAACGAGTGATTCAAATTGCCTTTGTTGAAATTCCATAGTGTAAAACGGAATATCTGTGTTCATTTGGAAATAATCAGGATTAACGCCAAATTTATCATGTAATTTCCTTATCAATTCCTTGGGTATTTTTTTATTTTCTCCACTTTTAAATTTTGAAAATTGGGATTCTGTTATATCAACATCTAATATTTTAAGAAGTTTTGATTGCGTAATATTTTGCTGTTTTGTAATTGTTTCTATTACAAATGCTAAACGCTCATTTTGACTTTCAAGGTTAAATTTATCATTCATACTATATCGCCCCTCTTTTTATTATATCATAAATGCACTAAATTTTATATTTAAATTGATGTCAAGTCCAAAATATTCCAATTGGAAATTAGCTAGAATTTACTTTTAGCTATTAAAAATGGTATTTTATATTTACAGATTAGCTAACTGAAGTTTTGTTGTTGGCGGTACCACGAACAACGGAAAGGAGTAATTTACGAATTCATGAGACTACAATTGTTAGGCGTACAACCGTTGCAGTTCAAGACTGATTCTGGCAATTTGATTGAGGGACATAACCTTTACATAGGTTATACCGATGAGAATGTCAGCGGCATGAAAGCAAGCAAAATCTTCGTCAATAAAAGTGTGGCATTACCGCAAGGTCTTAAACAAGGTTCAATGCTCGAAATAGCATTCAACATGAAAGGAAAGCCGGAAAAAATCGAGTTAATAAAGTAGCATAAGGAGAAAATTTTATGAATAATGATTTAAAAATAATTCAAAACAAATTGCTTAAATGCGTAAATTTTGAAAACATAGAAGATAAAAGCTTCATTGTTAAAACTCTTGATAATATCTCAACTATAATCAAAGCTTTGCCATTGGAGATACAGCCTGATATTGAGGTGTTTATCACAGAGCATATACACCCCATTGTATATGATGATAATTACTTTGATTTCTTACACAAAAAAGAATTTGGCTCATTCAAAAATGGTTCGTTTAATATAAACTCTGAAAAAAGCTTAGACAGAATGATTGTTCTTCTTAATAAGAAAGCAATAGACTTAGAGAATATAATCAATAACTTTTTTCTGAGTTTTGAAAAGTCAATTGTTTTGAACTAAAACATTAAGTTATCGGAGGGTTAGCCCTCCGATAACAACTCAGGGGTAATTTAATGAAAAATGAAAATTTTAATACTAAAAGACTGAAAACAATCAAAAATTTTTGTCGCTTTGTCTTAGGTTTGCAACAACTTTTTTACAGACCTATTCTAAACATAATTTGGTTTATATTTCCGTTTACTGTATGGTTTATTTGTGAAATTAAAAATATGTTTATGACTTTAACAGGAATTCCAATCATATTAAAAAGTGTTCTTATTATAGCATTAAATATATTGCTGTTTATTATACCATTGTTAATTGTAATATTTGTTATCAACAGTATCGCAGAAATGACAGCTCGAAGTGATGAGGCAGATTTAATTATGAGTTTCAACGCTAAAGAACTAAGAAACGGAAATCCCAAGTTAATATATAAGAATAAATCATATAAAAATCAAATTACCAAAAGGAAATATTACAGTAATATTCCGCTTTATATTTGGCAGGAAAGATCAAAAGATATTGCAGATATAATGAATGTCAACATAATTGATATTTATTACGGCGGTAAAAATAAAGATAACAGCAAAATTATAGTCTTAGAATCAACAAACGGTCGCAAGCCTGCTGACAGAGGGGTTTTATATGATGAAGAATTCTGATACTCTTCTCGCCTATGACTATGACAAATGGTACTATTACGGAATAAAATCACCAATCAATGTTGATATGTCTGTCAATACAAATTCTCATATTTTATTATCGGGTATGTCAGGGTCGGGAAAATCGTATTTTCTAAATCAGATATTTACACGCATTTGCTTGCAAAGCAAAGATAATTCAGTGTATTTTGCGGATTTTAAACAAGATGATTCATTTTCTCATTTAAGAAACTGCAAAAATTATTATCCCTATGACAAGACAACAGAAGCCTTAAATATTGTTTATGAAATACTACATAATAGACAATCAGGTAAAGATACTTCCCGTACTCCTGTCACGCTGATTTGGGACGAGTATGTAGCTAATGTATTGTCGCTTATCAATAATGATAAAAAGCAGGCACAAGAAGTTATGAGAAAAGTATCGGAAATACTAATGCTCGGTCGTTCTCTTGCTATTAGATTAGTGGTATCTTCCCAAAGGCCGGACGCAGCCGTTTTCCCAACAGGGAGTAGATTAAATTATGGAGTTATTATAATTGTCGGAGCTGCTATAAAAAGTATCTATGAAATGCTTATACCAAGCGAATACATAGAAAAAATAGGTGAACGAAAATTTAAAATAGGCGAGGGTATAGTTTTATTACAAGGCTCGCAGTTGCATTTTATAAAAGTTCCTGTAATAAGGAATATTGAAAAAATGCAAAATATTTGCATTGAAGCACTCAATAGGTAAATCATTTAAGAGCAATGGCGGTGGCGAAGCCACAAGCCATTGCCACTGTTGGATAGTATTACCCAACAGTGCACAAACACAAGAATATCGTTTATTTAAGCACTTTTTCAAATGTTCATACTTATGAACAAAAAGAACAATAAAGGAGCGTGATATAAAATAGATACGCAAAGTTTTATGTATCAGCTAACTATAAATTCACCTATTGAAAAAGGATATTCTCATCAGCATATTTTAGATATATTTCGCAGTAAGTTTAAAACGCTGAATTATTTATGTATGGCAGACGAACAAGGCAGTATGTTTCATACTCATATTTTTGTTATGTTCACTTCAAGAGTAAGATTTACTATGCTTAAAAGATATTTTCCCGAAGCACATATCGAAAAATGCAGAGGCTCTGTATCTGACAATGTTAATTATATTAAAAAGAGCGGAAAATGGGAACTTGACGAATCAAAACAAGAAAAGAAAATCGAGGGTACATTTGAAGAATACGGCACGCAACCACCCGACAGTAAAGGAAAAAGGTGTGATATGTCGGAGCTTTACCAAATGGTTCTTGACAATATGTCAAATGCTGAAATTCTCGCACAGAACCAAGATTATATCTTGCAAATAGATAAACTCGATAAGGTTAGGACAATAATTCTAACTGAACGCTTTAAAGATACTGTCCGCCTTGATTTAGAGGTAATTTATGTCAGCGGAGCAACAGGGACGGGCAAAACAAGAGGCGTACTTGAAAGAAACGGCTACGGAAATGTTTATCGTGTTACAGATTATTTGCACCCTTTTGATTCATACAGTGCTCAACCCATAATCGCATTTGACGAATTTAGGTCATCAATAAAGATAAAAGATATGTTGCTTTACTGTGATATATACCCTCTTGAATTGCCAAGCAGATATACAAACAAATATGCTTGTTACAATCGTGTCTATATCATTTCAAATTGGCCTTTAGAGAAACAGTACTGGGACATACAAAAAAGTGATAATGAATCGTGGCGTGCTTTTCTAAGACGAATACATAAAGTAATTGTTTACAATTCTTTGGGTAATATTACCGAATATTCTTCTGTCAAAGATTATTTTAAAAGAGATAAATCAATTGAATAAATTATATTTATTCATATCATTTAAGTTTGTTACCGTTATTAGTGTACAGTTTTTGTCGCTATATAAGAACTATTCAAAAGAAGCTATTTACTATTACTTTTATAAAGGTTATAATAGCTATGTTATTTAACAATATTGAAAATGATTTTTCTATGTCATTAAAAGAATTTGAGAAAATAAATTATGAAATTGAACGCTTTAAAGCTAATATGGAAACGCTTAGTGCCGACAATATAATTTTCTTTTCACAAGAAGATATTAGGAAAATAACAGGTTGGTCTAAACATACGGTTGAAACTTTGTTTAATAACCCAAGTTTTCCTTGTACCGATATAGGAAAATCAAAGCTCGTTTTGAAATCTGCTTTTATAAAATTCTTTTCCGAACGCAGATGTAAAGATAATGAGCTATATTGGAAATAACAATTGAACTTTTAAAAGTGAATAGTGCATAGTCTTGGAAAGGCAAAATATGAATAACACTATTACTAACGGTAACGGCTCGTTGTTTTTTGATAGTACTCGTAAAAAATGGCGATTGCAGATTTCATATACAGCTCCAAACGGTGAAACTAAGCGTAAAAGTTTCAGCGGAGATTCTAAGACAGAAGTCAGAAACAAGAAAAAGCAATTTGAAAGAGATTTAGCACTTGAAAGAATAACCGATACATCAAATTGTACTGCTGTTGATTTGTTAAAAGAAAGCGCCGATTACGATTATAAAATCGGTGAAATTAAAGAAGCGGCATATACAAGACGGCTTTATACAGTGAAAATTATTGAACAGTCTAAAATAGGCAAAATACCTATTGTTAATTTAAGTGAAGTTACGATTAACGATTTTCTTTTAAGTCTGAAAAGTAAATATTCAAATAGTGTAATAAGTAAAGTTTACAGTGCTTTGTCAAAGGCATATAAGCTTGCAATAAACAAAAGAATAATTACTTTTAATCTTATGGGCAGTCCATTTATAAAAAAGCCTAAATCCGACAGACAAGATACAAAGGTTTACGCATTTACTTGTGAAGAACAAAAAGTCTTTCTTGAAGCCTTAAAGAAAAAGCGTTATCAGTCTAAAAATATTGATTATAATTCAATGTTTTTGATTGAACTGTTTTCAGGACTTAGAATGGGCGAAATTTGTGCTTTAACACCTTGTGATATTGATTTAGAAAATCAAATAATTCATGTAAGGAATACAATTACACGGGGTCTTGATTATAAAGCTGTTGTAGGAGATAAAACAAAAACTCCCAAAGGTTTCAGAGATGTACCTATCAATGATTACCTTAAAACAGTATTAAAAGCCGTATTAGATAACTATGTTGAAAATGACTGTAATTTGCTTTTTTATAATGAAAAGATGAATAGGCCTGTTTCAACTCAACAAACAAATGATTATTTTCACAGACTATGTAAAAGTGCAGGACTTCAAACAACAGGCGGTCAACATACACTTCGTCACACATTCGCAACAAGATGTATCGAAGCAGACATACCGCCTGAGGTTATTATGACTTGGCTTGGGCATACAGACATATCAATTACAATTAACACTTATTGTGATGTGTTTGCCAAAAGACAAAACAAAGCAATTGATAAGTTTTCAAAATATTGTAACGAAAACCTAATTTTTTAA